ACAATAGTAATCACCACCAAGATCAAACATAGTTTTTCCACCCCAATCTACATCCCAAACATCATTTGCATAGAAGAGAAATGTTCTTCCACGATCATCATTCCAATCAATATGAAAAGAACCTTTCGTTCCAAATGTATGCCCATTTGCATACACATCATAAAGTTCATAATCTCGATTGGTCTTTTCCTTAATGATATTTAGAAGATGATCAGTAAAAAATAAATTGTCCTCCAATCCCATTACCCAAAATGGATATCCCTTTTTACTTCTTGGATCGGATGAATGATAAGATCCATGTCCAAATTGCCATCGTGGTTTTGATACTTCGTCAAGTATCTTTCTATAATCAATATCCTCAAAGAAATCATTATATTTCTCAATCGACTCAATCATGATTCAAACCAACACACAAATACATCTCTTCTGCCAGAGGTTACCTTATTGACTCTATGGAGCAAATTTCCTGGATATATTACTGCTTTCCCTCTGGACATTTTGATTGGAAATTCTCCATCTTCAGTTGTTATAACAAGTTCTCCCCCCTCATAATCATCACTGAGAAAGCATGTCATACTATAGTCTGGTCTCACTCCACCACATGGGTTGTGATCATAATGATCTTGATACTCCCCACCAATATCATACTTAACAAAATAAACTTGGGATATTCTTGATATGGGAACTGATATCTCAGTATTCATGATGATGTCATGGCAGTAGTTGTTTAGCTCCAGGCATCCTGGTCCATCAAAAACTGTCTTACATATTTTGGTGACGACTGGATTGCTTTTCCTTCCGTCTTCAAAATACAAGTGTTTAAAGTACTCATTAATATATTCAAGTTGTCCATCATTTAATAAATCAATCTCTCTAATCATTTATTCAATGTTCAAATCGGTATCAAGTTCTGTGTAATATCTACTCCAATCAATTTGTGTAAGATCATCAACTTGCATCATTTTCATTAATTCTAACACAGCACTAGAAACTTTTCTATAAGATTTTTTGTACTGAGCATTTAAATTGTAAATGCCCTGCATTCTTGATCTAACAAAATCATTAGATGCTTCAGCATCATATTTTACCCACTGCTTCGAATCATCCGTGTCCATATAATCTGGAGCTGGAGTAACACCATCTTCCAAGAGTCCATTTGGATACATTCTTCTATACTTTTCTGGATCTATTGGGAATAGAATATCGTAAGAATATCTAAAGAAATCTAGATTAGTTTCAAATTCACTAGGTCTTTTGACAGTATAATCTCTCAGGTAAGATCTCCACTGGATCCACATGTCCTTTTCACCTGGGAACTTGTCTGGTACATCTGGCAATATTCTCCAGTCACTAGCTTGAAGTAGAGCATCTCTTTCCTTGCGCTTTTTGACAAATCTTTGCTCAAAGAACAAATTCTGATCTTCTATTTCTTGTATCTTGGCATCAACTGTTGCTATTTTTACTTCAGCAGCTACACCAAAAAAGCTTTTGCAAAGTTCATAGAATTCTTTAGCTTGTTCTAATGAGGCACCAGTAAAATTATAGGTACTCCAACTAGTAGATTCCGTAGAAAAATCATACTTTAATTTTCTTCTCTGACAGAAGTATTCTTCCGTGTTAAAGAAAGCAAAATAATCAATTTTATCCTTGTCACTATTCCAGAAAGGATCTATAACATTGATAAATCTTTCCAACAGTTCATCTGTCAGATCGATCTTTTCAGATCTAGTAAGCGACGTGAAAATACATTTATTGAGAAAATCAACTGTCAGTAGCGTGTCTCTTGTTAGCATTGGATTCCCTATGAATTTTTAATGTACCATCCTGTCAGTATATATTTATCCTGCGAAAATACCGTGTTTCCTTTATGCACATGTGTATAACCAGCAGGCCAAATAACAACTGTTCCCCGAGTTGGTCGTATTCTTCTACGTTGATATAAAAATTCTGTCTCTCCATCACCTTCTGGCATGTCATTCAAATAGATCATCCATGTCAAATCTCTCATAGCATGAGCCATATTAGAATTTTCGTAATGCCACAAGTGATAACCACCACCTGGAGGAGTTTTTTGCATCTTAATATCAGTAGAAATCAATCCAGCATGTTTAAGTTGAGGAAAATTGCTGATGTAATGAAGAGCACAAGATTTTAAAAACTGATTAACTTTATAAGTTAATTCTTGATTTGAGTAATTAATTAGAAGAGCATAATCTCTTCTGTTTAAACATCCTCCGTATAGATCTTCAGATGCATGAAATTTGACATCATGAATAACATCTGGACTTTCAGAATTGCTGGTTGGTTCTATCTCGCACCCAAGTTCTTCAAAATTTTTATTGAAAAAAGATATAGCTTCTTCACATATAGATTTTGGAACAAATCCTTCCCAGACTCCAATAAAATCATCGAAGTTGGATTTTGTGAGTTTTTCATTACGCATCAACTCAACTGGTCGATAAGGTTGAACAGACATAATAATCAATATGCTTTAATGACGTATTTAGTCTTGTGGAATGGGTTTAAAATTGGAACTTGTCTTTGTGGAGCTAGAGCAACATCAGGAGTTGGTTTTTTCACATTTCCTTGTAAGGTATAAGTTCCTTCAGTTAGTTCCATGAAAACATCTGTTTGATTATTTCCAGTGTTATTTGTAAATTGGACAAAAACACTTGGAGATCCATTGCCAAGTCCAGCACCATATGGAGCTCCAATTACACCAACACCATCAAAATTGCCACCAGAAAAATCTGTTTGTTCATTTGTAACTGGATCTAAAGTTAAATAGTGATTGTGAGATCTAGTTCTACCAGCTGGAGGAGTGTAATTATCAATTCTAAAATTATTTGGTTCAGTATCAATAACTGCAGTTACAGCTCTACCGCCACCAATAGTTGTGTTGCTAGTTGGTTGCAATTGACCAGTTCCAACCAAAGCATCGGCAAAAGAAACAGGACTTGGCCAGTGAGTCATAAAAGGAATTTCTAATGATGGAGACTCTGGAGCTTGTCCTGGAGTTCCTGCAGTTGATGTGGTAGGAAGTTGAGCAATAAAAACATCTAGATTATTATATGCAGGATCATATAATCTAAGCTCTACCAAAAAATTTGATGGCAAAATATTAGTGAGAAATTCTCTCCATCCATCTTCAATTTCTTCAGCTGTATCTTGCTGTCCTCCAAAAGGACCTTGATCATCACCATTACCACCATCATAAGGTTTCCAACTATATTCTTCTAAAATACCAAATAGCATTCTTGGTGGTCCTCCAGCTGCCCATGCTATCAAAGGATCGCCGTCTTCACTCTCAATAACGGCAGAAATATAAAAGTGGTCATGCTGAGGAACTTGAACTAAAACGTCACCAAGAGGTCCAATTTGTGCTGTGACACTTCCAACAACAGTAAATGGTATTTCTGTTGTTACTGTATCAAGACCAGTCAATCTTACAGTACCAAGTTCAAAGAAATCACTAACAACTCCGCTATTTCCAGTACCTTGGACTTGTTCTAATGGCTGAGTAGCAGATACATCAACGCGATCAAAATACCAATATCCACCTTCAGAACCAACTTTAAATATATCTCCACCAACACTACTAACTGGTAAGAAAGCAGAAGTAGCAGAACTTCCATTAACAAAACCAGTTCCAGCTAATCTTCTATTTCTATAATCAGGTAATTTAAAGTTTCCACTATAAATTTTTGTTGTTGAATTATATGCACCATTCCCACCATAAGTGTTGCCAATAACCTCCCAAAGTGCCCAATATTGAGCAGCAGAGACTTCTCTACCGTCACATTCAATAAAACCAGCGTATCTAGATCCAAGATCTCCACCTAAATTACCATAACTAAATGTTGCGGCTTCTTTGAGAACTGGTAGAACAGTTCCAATTGGATATCCATCAAACTTTTCTGTTTTTCTACTATACCACACACCAAGATCAGTAGCTGGTGGTGGAGCAACAGCATAGGTTGTAACAGACCATGTAAATGGATTATTTGTAATGCCAGTTCCAACAGTAACTGTAGTTGATACTGTGGTTAAAAGATTACCAGATGCTTGCAATACAAGATAAAAAGTATTGTTAATTGCTGGATCAAAAGTTCTTGGTCCTGCAACTGGAGTATCATAATCAATAGAAATCAAAGCACCATTTGTAGCATTAATAGTAATTGGTCTATTAATATCAGAAATTGTTATCACATTACTAGTGATAAAATCAAGTGGCACAACATTTGATCTATTGGTTGGAACGTTAAATATGGCATCTGTATCTGGTCCGCTACTAGTAGTAACTTGCC